ATGTGACGCTGAATATCCTTGTAGTCTTTAATGAAGACTAGGGATATTAGCTTTGTCTCAGGGTCTACGAGATACGCTTTCCTACCTTGATCCTCCGTAGTATTTTTTGGCATGACCTTCCTTTACTAACTTATCGTTTAAATCACATTCGTTCACATACAGTATGCCGAGTACGCGACCGTACTTACCCTTCTTGTCAAGCTGCGTCTTGATGACACACTTGTTGTTGCTCTCGCGTAGCATTTCCTTCAAGCGAGCCTTAGCCGCTAGCCCTGCACGTTTTTCAAGCCTGTCCCGTGTGCGACACTCAGGCGTGTTGATGCCGTAGAGCCGTACACGTTGTTTGCTGTGCATATCGAAACCTAAGTCTACGAAAGCGTCTACGGTATCACCGTCTACGACTCTCGTAACTTCCGCGCTGTAGTGGTATAGTTTATTTTCAGTTTTCATTTTCTTCGTTTGTCAGTTTCCAGACTTTTGCCATTTTGCCAGACTTATTTAATCGCCTAACGCCTGAGTCTTTGATTTCACCAACTAGCCTAAGCTCGCTAAGCCTTGGGCGAACTGTTAGTATAGATAAACTTAAATGGCCTGCAACTTCATCAGCGGTTTGGTTACCACACGTAAAAAGACTCAACATAACCTTAGCTCTAACGGTAGGCGCTATTAGCTCAATGTCTTTTGCGGCATCTTTGCTTGTGTCGTTGTCCTTGTATCCCGGCGTATTTGGGTAGCTCATCTTACCAAATCTTCCACCACTTCGCCAGCGGTAAGCAGTCTTCAGAGTTTCTTAGCGCACGTTCTCGCGCCTCTTCTAGTTGACTAGTTGTAAACATATACGCTACAGGAGATCCAAACCTACCTCGTAAGTAAGCAAGTAAGTATGAACTGTTAGCTGCTTTATGTTTGTTCTTGTTCTCGACAGACGCTAGCTGCCCCAACTTTATGTTTTTATCTATCTTCATATCTATTGTCCCATGCTTCTTCGTGTGCGCGTTCTTCTGTGGCAGCGAAGGCTTTGTCGCGGCCTACTTTTGCATCCGCTTTAGACAGTGTAACGCGATTACCGTCTACGTCTTCGTACGCTATGTCATCATCTAGCTCATGCGCTTCTGTATATGCGCCCTCATCAGTACCAGACTCACCCATAATCTCACAATTATAAGTTACTGTACTGTCTTCTGTGTAGTAGACATTAGGCATAATTTCTTCGCAGTTGTCTAATGCTATCGTTACTTCAAACGTATCTTTTCTGTACATAGTTCTTATAGGTAACTAAACGCATCCGCAGGTTTGTCCACGAGTGCTACGTATCCATTCCCGCTCCTCTTTATCTGATCGGTCGCGAGTAGAAATGCTAAACATTGTTCAAGCTCATCTTTTGCTAGGTCGTCACAGAACGTAAGTAACAGTTTCTTGTATGTTACAACTGTGTCTTCGTTTATGATATGCTGCAGTAAGCGTCGCTGAATCTCGGCAAGTACGTTGCGCCCAGATGTTACATAGGCTTCGTGCATCCGCGCTTCCGTATGTGCTAGAAATCGCATGGCTCGTTCGACTGTAGACTTCTCTATAACCATACTGTCCGTAGTATCCGCGAAGTGCATTATCATAGACAGCTTCAGCAGGTGTACATTCTTCCTGCCGTAGTAAGTCTCTAGCCTATAGTCTTTGTTAACAACTTCCTGCGTTAACTTACCACTCTCGTAAACTTCCTTATGGTATGCTTCTGCTTCATCTGTGAACTTCACCGGCCCTGCTATATCACCTAGCTTTTTTAAGTGCGCCACAAGTTCTTTCTTTAACGCTTTCTGCTCATCGTCTATGCCGGGGAACTGGCGTAAGAAGCGAGGGCCGTCACCAAAGATCATGATGACACGCGACGTAAAGCCTTGCGATATGATCTTGTCGCTAAACGCCGTGCGTATGAAAGATGGAGTTGCGCCACCCAGTATGTTAACGCATACGTTCTTGATGATGTCTGTGCCGTGATGCTTTGTCTTGTACGTGTAGTCACGGCTATCGTAGAACTGATTGAGCATATTGACAATGTTATCCGTGTTCTTACGTAGGAGAACGCCCAGCTCTTCTATCATAAAGCCAACAGAGAAATGCGAAGAGCGAATCTTTTTGTTCTCGCCGTTCTTGTAAAAGAAGTCACGCGCACACTCTTCAACGATGAATCGCACAAGACCCTCCTGCGTTATCGTATCCGCGCTGATAGGGTAGTATGGCACGATGTCAACCTCGTTCTTTTTCTTCTTAGGCACACGCCTAATGAGAGACGGATGCTTAATGAACTCGCTCACCTGCGATATAACACGCGACTTACCTGCTGCAGGTGGGCCGACCAGTAACGCAAACAAGTTAGGGTATAGCGTAAATGTGTCAGGGTATAACCAGACACGTCGTTGTAGTGCAGTTGCTATCATACTGTAAAACCCCCAGTCTATAAACAGGTTGGGTGATTCTAAATCTTTTAAGTATCCTCTCCATTTTTCTATGTTTATCATTGTTCATACGTCCACCATCTCGCCCCAGCTTGGCCCTATCATAGCTTCAGATCGCATATGAAAGGGTTCACCTTGTGGAGAAAGCATCTCACGATTGAGTGCATTACAGGCTATAGACGCAACCTCCTTGGCGTAACGTGAATCGCATTGCAACAAAACACTGTCATGGTTATTCTGTAAAACATCCGCGCCTAATTCACGGATGCGTTGGTTGTTATATAGGTCTGTAAAAGCTAGGTTAGTTATACAACCTACCGTAGACTGTGGCACAAAAGCAAATGCTTCTTTGTACATGGATGGCTCGACGGCTTGTGTGAACATACGAGGGTATCCAAACAAGTTACGTAGCATACGTGTGCGCTTGAGTTCTGCTATGGTATCATTGTGCCACTTACGTATCTCAGGGAACAATGTGTGGTAGGTTTCTAAGAAAAATGCTGCTTGCTTATGCGCTAAGTTAACTGCGCCGTTAGACTTCTGCAAGACGTTGATGCGAAACGTAGGCGCTTTCATGCCGTAGTTGCTAGCGTGGCACACCATCTTCGCCATGAAGTAGTAGCGTTTGTCTGCGCTCCAGTTGTCGCTGCTAGAGATGAGGTCACGTAGTTCTTGCCACCGTGGCATTTTAACTAGCTCCTGCACCGGCGCTTCGGCATACGGCTTGATGCTCTCGCCCATCTCGGCAGACCAAACATCTTCAAACAAACGCAGGGCAACGTACACATGAGACTTCACGCCGTTAGCGAACAGTCTGCGGAAGTTGCCAGCTTGGCACAAGTAGCTTACGATAAGCGCCTCAGCACCAGCTTGGTCAGCTTGTACTAGAACGTTACCGGGATCAGCTACGAACAACTTGCGTAGTTTCTTAGGAAAATTTTGTACGTTAGTACCCCACTTGTTCAGCAAGCGCCGTGAGGCTAGTCGATAGGAAGTTGTACCGGCTAGGTTGTAAGACGTTGTGATACGCTTATGGTCATGCGGCTCCCACGGTGGAAATTTTAACTGGCCACTTTCTTTTGCGGTTGCGCGGTAGCGTAGTATGATACTGATGATAGGATTCTCAGGATGCTTGAGGCGTAGCTGCAACAGAACTTTCTCACTTGTGATGTCCTTGTCTGGGCGCTGGTAGCCTAATCGTCCATACAAGTAGTTGGCAACTTGCTTCGGGCTGTTAGGGTTAAGCTCGCTGCCAGTTAGCAACAGTAAGAAGCGTAGTAGTTCGTTCTGGTAGCGGTCGTTGTGTGCTACGATACTGTATAGCTTGTCGTCGTCGTAGCGTATGCCTTGTAGCATGGCTGTTAGGTACGGCACAACGCTTGCGTTAACTTGATGTATGCTATCCGTTGCCTTAAAGTTCTTAGCAGTTTCATCGAGTTGCGGCTTGAGTAATGCTAGGCTAATGACATCCTTTGCGTTGTACTCGTAAAGCTGTTGCTGCTGTCCTGCGTTCTTCGGCTCGAACACGCCTTCGTTCTTATGATACGGCTGGTCTGTGTACAGGGACAAGCAATGGCCAAGGGACTTCTCAACTTCTGGGAAGAGCCGGTGGTGTGCTAGCATGGTATCGTACACGCTACGTGGCGCAGGGATACCGTACTTGTGGGCCATGACGAAAAGATCAAAGAGTGCATTGTGTATGACTACTGTGTTGTCACGGAATGCGACAGCTAACGCACGTAGCACACGCGCTGTGTCCTCGTAATAGTATCCTGCCATTGGTGACGTTACCATAGGCACACACCACGCACGTTCTGCGTCAAACGAGAAACCAAAGCAGGTCATCTCTAGGTTACGATTAGTTTCTATGTCAAAGTAAAGTGTCTTGCCTTTTGCGGAAGTGAGCAGCTTAATGACTTCATCTGCGCGGGGCCATAAGAGATGCTCGGCAACAGTTATGACAGGAGGTATCTTGAGGTACGCTACGGCTTTCTTAATGTCCCGCCCAAGCCAGAACTTACGATTGGGCCGTCGTGTCTTACCGTGCCATCCTTTATCATCACCGCCCTTGCCATCTCCTACATCATTCGGGTTGAAGTATGCCATGCGGTCAACAGCTTCTTGAGGTTCGTATGTTGCTACGTACGTGATGCCGTCTTCTACAAATGGGCAGCCACGTTGCTCGTCTAGCGTAACACCGCGCTTGAACATATTAAGGGCATCTTGTCCCAGCAGTAGGATAACCTTAGTACCCTCGCGTATGTTAACTTCACCTTGCTCCAAAGCATCGGCAAGCATAACGTCGATGGCTTGTCGTGGTATAGGTTGAAGGGCATTGTAGAATGTTTGGCCAGCGTAGCCGCTGAGTAACTGGGCGCGGTCGAAACGTGACGGCTTGCCAAGTATGGCAGTCACACCTTTGTACGGTAACTGTGCTAATGTATATCTTACTGTTGCTGGCATGTACTTAAAATTAAAATTGCTAGGCTAGTCGTAGAAACCTAAACTACGTAAAAAAACTGACAACCATGAAACAGTTTTACCTAACCTAGCAGGAGTGTTAACGTATGGGCGATCATCAAGGCAAATGCTTAGCCTAGTTGCATCTTAATAGCAATCCTGTACCCATACGTTATAAGTCTTTCGACTATAGTGTATGTTCTTTATTCAACTGCAACACCCGCTTTAAACGATAGTTGTTGTTCATCGTAGGGTTGCCGTCGCCGTCGAGGACAGGTGAACCGTCCTCAGTCTTCTGAGCCTGTTGCTCAGTCTCTATCGTAACATCAGCAGCTAGGCCAGCGTACTGATCTACGTCAGGGTCTTCGTCGTCGAACTGCGCCGGGAGTTCTAACGCCTTATGCAAACCTTTGATACGGCGCATGGTTATCTCCGCAGCTTTTTCGCTGAACGATAGGTAGTCGCGGAACTGCAAACCTGCAATTCGTATTAACTTGCCATCGTTATCTTCAATAGCTTCGGGAGCTACAATCTCCCATTGCATTACTATCATAGGCGCACCGGCCTTGCTTGTCGTAAACTCAGCACTAAGTATTCTTGCTGAGTATGTGTCCTTCTTCAGATAAGGTCTTATGTTATCTGCGATCTCATCTAAGTTGATGATTGCCATATTATGTTATGTTTATTTTATGTTAGGGAACATCTTATTTGGATTCTTCTGGGGCCGTGTTCCTATTGCCATCAGGAGAAATAACTTGCGTTAGTAAGTATACTACCTTATCTAGCGTAACTACTTGAAACAGTATAGCAGCATCAGAGTAGCTTATGCCTAACTCTTTTGCTACCGTTTTTATCTGGTCATGACCAGCACGTGCCAGCGATACAGTTATCTCTGAGTATTCTTTTTGTTCTTTATTCATATCAGTATCTTTCGTGTAAGTATTCTGTTAAGTCATCGACTGTTGTTACGTTAGCGTTAGATGCTGCTCGTTTGCATTTTAACATCTTGTTCTTCATGTTTTCTTTCCACTCGTTAGTAGACGTAAGTGAATCGTTTGGTTTCTCGTAGTAATCTATAAGCGTGTCAATTAGCTCGTTGATATACAGACCATCTTTTGGCCACGGTTTTTTATTCGTTGTCATAATAGTTTTTTGCAGCCTCTATAACTGCGTTAACGTCGTTGTCTATGTATGCTTCGGTGAACATACCCATCGGGGTTTTAGCGGAGGTGATGCCGTCGCTGTTAGTCTGGAAGACGTAGCGTACGTTACCATCTTTGTCGCGCTTAACTTCGGTGAAGAGTACCATAAGGAACTCCTTCTCTATGCAACCCTCATGCTGCTTGCCTTGTACCTTGACTCGGCGTACGTTATACGTGTCGCCGTCAGTCTGTGCGACCTGTACGATCTCGTCGATTGCTGTGAATATCACGGCAGCATGATCGTTCTTAACCTTGTCTAACGTAGCGCGTATCATGCGGTTGTAGTATGACCACACATCAAAGCCCTTGAACGATGCTTGCGCTAATCCTATAAGCGTCTCAACGTACTTTGTGAATGATTCAATGACTATCACTTCGCAGCTTTCGTCTGCTAGTGCTGCGTTCAATGCAGCGTCAAACTCTTTTATGTTAGAGCAATCTGCTATGTACGGGAACTTCTTGGGGAAGGGCATACCCTTACGCTCAAGATCTATGATGTATGTTTTCTCTGGCGGCAAGTTGCGTAGCGACGT